TTGACATTGGTGGCGTGATGTTGCCATGCTATGAATTGACCGTGATGCAACAGGCACAAACAGCATGAAATATGTGATCATTTCCCCACGTCTAGGAATACCAGGTGATGAATTTGACCCAGGTGATGACAACGTGGATCATTTAGTGGCTGGCGGGTTTATTAGACAATCCACCGAAAAGCCACCGAAACCATCTAAAGTAAAAACCAAACCTAAGGAGTAGAAACCACATGGCAACCAGCACCCAGTTGAGCAATCCAAAAGTCCAAATTGGCGCAGCCATTGGATCGCTAGTCGATCTAACCGATCAAACCACATCTGCAACATTGACGCGCACAGTCGAAGCGCTAGAGGACACCGCATTTGGAACAGGATCACGCACCTATGTAGGCGGACTAGAGAACAACGAATTGACCGTGACAATGTTCATGTCATACATCGCTGCAGAAACCTATGCCAGCCTCAAAGATTTGGTGGGCACAAAATGCACCGTACAAGTCAACCCTGCATACGGTTCAGGTGACAGCGCTACCAACCCAGGGTTTGTTTTGACAAACACCTATTTGGAGAGCCTGCCAGTTATCAATTCATCTTTGGGCGAATTGGCAACAGTTGATTTGACATTCACAGGTGGCGTTTACAGCGTTGACGTAACAGCCTAAATTTCAATAAACCAAACCAGACGGAAGGATTGAAATGAAAATCAAACTACGCATTACCCTGAACGAAAACACCCCACCGCGCGATGTAACCACAAACCTGTTGGTGATCAGCGAATGGGAAAAATCAGAAAACCGCAAAGTGTCAGACGGCCGCGGTATCGGCGTGAATGACATGGTTTGCTGGGCGTTTCATTTGTACAAATTGGCGGGCGAAACTATGCCAGCCACATGGTCTGAATGGTTGAAACAAAACCCAGACATGGACATTGAAGCGGTGGACCAAACAAACCCAAACCCTACGGACGCGGCACCTACCGCCGCCAACTAGCAGAGGTTCTAGTAGCGGTCGGTTGGTGGCCGCCACACATTGAATTTGACACCCAAGATTTGCAAACAGTCATTACTGTGTTGAATAAGCAAAACAAGGGAAAACGATGAGCGCCACGGCACAGATTGAGGTTTACGGGTTGAAAGAGGCGCTGAAAGAATTGCGCAATGTTGACCCCGATTTACGCAAGACCATAAACAAAGAGGCAAAGGAACTAGCCAAACCTGCCATTGATGATGCAAAGGCCAGTTACCCACCGCGCCTGTTGTCTGGTATGGAACGCGCATGGACACAGCGGGGAAACCAAAAATTCCCGTACAGCCAACAGAAAGCCCAGCGCGGTGTTGGTGTCAAAGTAGATGTGAGCAAACGAAATTCAAGCACGATAAGCATTATTCAAAAAGATCCAGCGGCGGCCATCATTGATATGGCAGGCAAAAAGGGTGGATCCAATGCCCAGGGTGCCAATTTCATTTCAGCCCTGACGTTGCAGTTTGGTTTGCCTTCACGCGTCATGTGGCCCGCATATGATCGCAATGCGCGCGCCGTTGAACAAAACATGGTTGAATTGGTGGAACGCGTAATGAACGCTGTCAATAGAAACCTGGTGATGTAATGGCAATCAAAATTCCGATCATTAGCGAATTTGACAGCAAGGGCCTAGACCGCGCAAAAAAGGAATTTCAGAGCCTAGAGGGCGTAGGTGCCAAAACTGGCTATGCAATCAAAAAAGCCGCTGTCCCTGCTGCCGCTGCAATTGGGGCGTTGGGTTTTGCGTTAGGTAAAGCCACCCAGGCTGCTATTGAGGATCAGGCCGCACAGGTCGAATTGGCGCGCACGTTGTCAATATCGGCAAGCGCTACAAAATCACAAGTGGCTGCTACTGAAACAATGATCAGCAAAATGTCAATGGCTAGCGGTATTGCGGACGATGAACTACGCCCAGCATTAGCCAGCCTGGTACGCGGAACTAAAGACATAAGCAAAGCGCAACAAGGTTTAGCGCTGGCAATGGACATTTCCACGGCCACAGGAAAAGATTTAGGCACAGTTTCCGATGCCCTATCAAAAGCCTATGCAGGGAACTACAAAGGCCTAAAAGCGCTATCACCAGAAATGTCAAGCCTGATCAAAGACGGTGCAGACCTAAACCAAATCATGGACGTTTTGGGCGGAACATTTGGTGGGGCAACCGCTAAATCCGCAGGCACCGCAGCAGGGCAAATGAAAATTCTGAAACTATCAATTAGCGAAACCACAGAAAGCATTGGCGCTGCCCTGTTGCCAGTAGTTGAGGCTGTGCTACCAATCCTAAACAAATTTGCAAAATGGGCGCAAGACAACCCGAAGGTGTTTTTGGCTATCGCCGCCGCCATTGGTGTAATTGCTGCTGCCATAGTTGCAACAAACATTGCTATGGCACTAAACCCATTCAGCCTTATTGCTGCTGGCGTTGCATTGTTGATCGTTGCATTGGTGGCCGCATATTCAAAATTTGAATGGTTCAAAACTGGTGTCAACGCCATAATCAATATCATTTTGGGGACATTTGAAAGCATGGTGAACGGTGCCATTATGGCCGTGAACGCGATTATTAGGGCGTATAACTCAATCCCAATTTTGAGCAACGTGGCAACAATCAATCATGTTGATTTGCCAACAGTTGGTGCAGCAGATCCAACTAGACCAACCGCAGGCCGTAACGGCATACAACGTTTTGCAGAGGGCGGCATTGTTACACAGCCAATGATTGGAATGGTCGGTGAGGCAGGGCCAGAGGCAATTATTCCTCTTAGCAAAATGGGCGGTATGGGTGGCGATATAACCGTGAACGTCAACGGTGGTTTGGCAACTAGCGCTGAAATTGGTCAAGCAATTGTGAACGCAATACGCGCCTACAATCGAAGCGCTGGCCCAGCAAACATTCAGGTGGCGTGATGCCAGGCGTAGCAGTAATTGACAGCGGAAACTATGACCTACAAGTAGCCACAGGGTTTTCCGTCAACGCGTTCACACTTGATGATCCAATACGCGGAGTGTTAGACAGCACCTATTTGTTAGACGGTGAGGGCGAATATGCAACCGTAATGTCAGGCTGTATTGGCATATCCGTAAAGCGCGGTAGGCGTGATATTGGTGACCAATTTAGCGCTGGCACAATGTCATTCACTTTGAACGACACGTTGGCTGATGGTGTGTTCAACCCGTTTGATGAAAATAGCCCGTATTACGACACCGCGGAAGCAAAGCCAGGATTGGCACCTATGCGTCAGGTGCGGTTGATCCGCTACGACACAACCAATACAGCACAATCTCTTTTTCAGGGTTACATCGTCAACTATGACTACAACTTTGCATTAGGCGGCATTGACACAGTCACCGTTTACTGTGCTGATCAATTCTATTTGCTGGCCCAAACCTATTTAGACGAATTCAACCCATCAGCCGAACTATCTGGGGCGCGAATTGAAACCGTGCTGGATTTGCCAGAGGTCGATTTCCCATTGGCTGACCGTGACATTTCTACAGGCACCGTTCAACTAGGACATGATGCCGCTTACACCGTTCCTGCTGGAACAAACGTTCTGCAATACATCAGCCAAATCAACGACACCGCAGAATTTGGCCGTCTATTTATGAGCGCCGAAGGCAAACTGACATTCCAGAACAGGATCGGAAATACCCTGTCAAGCAGCGTTGCAGATTTCCATGACGATGGCACCAATATTCCATACAACGGGGCAGGGATCAGTTTTGAGGCTGACGCAGTAATAAATCGCGCGGTAGTTACAGGTCTAAACAACAACACGGCAACTGCTACAAACGCAGGATCTATTGCTACTTATTTTATTCAAACAAACAGCATTACCAACAGCCTGCTACACCAGCAAACAGACATTGATACCGCAGCCAGTTACCTGCTGAACCCTGAACCAGAGGCCAGATATACCAGCGTAGAAACCGATTTCCTGATGTTGACCACAGCCCAACGGGACAGTGTTGCAGCCATTGAAATTGGAGACACGATTAGTATTGAAAAGACGTTTCCTAGCGGTGCTGGAACTACTGAACTAGCCCAGGAACTATCTGTGGAAGGCATTGAACATACCATTACCGTTAGTTCAGGTCACCATATAATGCTGTCAACAGCCCCAACCGTTATCGTTTATGAGCTGATTTTGGACAACCTCACATATGGCACACTTGACCAGTTCAATGTTTTAGGATAGGAGACACTATGGCAACACCAACCACACTTCCAGCATCATTTACCGCTGGGCAGGTTTTGACCGCTGCACAGATGAACGATTTGCGTGGCGCATTTCGCATTTTACAAGTAGTAACTGCAAGAACCACAACAGCAGTAACCAACTCAACTGGTACTTTTGCCGACA